TTGGATTAGCTATAATAATGTTATCAACGATTGTAATAACACCTCGGTTCATCATGTTTCTTAAAACCATTGCGCTATTTTCTTCGCCAAATGAGTTGATGAACTCATTTCCAATTCGTGACTTTTCATTGTAATCTTCAGCAGAATCATATTGATTTTTAAATACAGACATTTCGGCATCTGTCGTAAGTCGTATGTCTATTTCTGCAATACCTAATTGTCTTTGAAAACTAATTCTTTGAAATGTATTAAGCTCTCCTTTTTGTTCTTGTAAGTATCTTACAGGGTCAGTCGCAATTGCTTGATTTCTAGTTTCTAGCATATTACCCAGAATTTTTATCGTATTTAATTTTTCCGTTACTCTTTCTGGATTAGTTTTTGCAAGCTCCCTTACTTCTTGATTAAGTTCATTAATGGTTCTATTTATGTCGGTTGTGTTTGAAAACTCAATATCTTTAAATAAACTTCCAGCTTCTTGTGCCGACAATATGGTTTTTCTAAATGCTTCCGCACCTTCTGTATCTTCCATTGAAATGTAAAGATTTTCCGTTTCATTAATAATTTCTTTTAATTCTTCGCTAATACTTCCTTTTGAAATTGAAAGACTATCAATAATATTTTTTTGATTTACATTTATTTGTTCTTTTACTTTATCTTCTTTTTGATTTAATTCTGAATTAATGATTGCAAGAGCTTTCGTTCTTAAATTATCATCGTCGTTTCCTTGAAATAAACCTGTGTTTTGAATTACATTGTCCTTTTCCGCATTAAGTTGAGCAACCGATGCCCCATCTACAATTTGTCTCAAAGAAGTTAAGATTTGCTCTGTATTTTCTGCTTTTATACTTGATTGTTCTCTTTTAATTCTTGTAACTAATCTATCTCTTTCTGGTCCTTCAAGAACACTAAAATCAATAGCTCCAAGCTGCTCACCTTTTATTATACGGTCAAAAAGTTCTTCATCTGCCTTTAAAATTAAATCATCAGGCGCATCTGCTATCGCAGTAAAAAACTGCTCGACAACTTCTTTTTTTAGTTCTGTTTCAACTTTTGTTTTCTTTACATTAACTAGATTTCTAATTTGTTGTTTTGCAGTCGAGCTAATTGTATTGTCTTTTTCATTTTCTTTCAAAATAGCATCTAATTCTTGAGGAGTTGTGGCGGCTGCAATCGCTGCTTCTGTGTTTCCTTTTTTAATATCTTGGAATACTTTTGTTTCGTCATATTTAATTTTTAATCCTTGAAGTCTAAAATCCTCAAATGCTTTTTTTAAAGATGACTCATAATATGTATATACTGCGTCTTGTGGATTCACAGAACGCATCAATTCCATGTGTGTTTCAATATCTTTGTTGGCTTTATTTGCTCTATTAGCTTGTTGCCTTGTGAAAGCAATGTTTGCTCCTGCCGATGAAAAACCTAAAGATAACTCATCAAATGTTCTTGATAATTCAGATTTTTGTTTGGGTGTAAAGTTTTCATAGGAACTAAAAAGTCTTGTTTTCAAATCTTTCTGAAAATCACCTGCAAAGTTTTGATAATCTGAAACAGTTTGTGATTTATCATTTCTGTTATAAGTTTGCCATTCTTCTTTAAGAGCGATAGTCATATCACTTTTTGCTTCTGTAGTTTGGGCATCTTTTTCAGCTAATGCAAAGTCAGCAGCTACCTTTCCTGCTTTTGATAATGTTTGCTGAAACCCTGCAAAGGCTCTGCCTGGTGCGGTAAAGGCTGATGTACTTGCTCGTGGTGATAACTGACCAGCAGCTAATCCTTGTGTTGGCCCTGTTCCTTCATTATATAACGGTATTTTAGGCAATTAAAGTTGCTCCTGTTGCTGCTGCATCGGTAAATCCACCGAGTAGTGATTGTTGTCCTTGTATTCGAAGTGCTTGGGCTGTTGCTTGTCCTTCAAGCCGTGATAAGGTTGCTTCAGACTCTTTTTGCATCTGCTGAATACTCGATGCATATTGTATTCGTGCTGCATCCTTCTCAGTGTTGAAATAAGCGTCTGCTAGTGCTTGTAATGGACTGCCTGACATTCTGATACCAGAGGTAGCTGTTGCCACTCTTTGTGTGCTTATAAGCCTGTCTGACTGTCTTCTAAGCGCAGCTTCTTCTTCTCTTTTCTGTCTTGCTAAAAGGATTGCTTCGTTTTCAGCAAGCTGTGCATTATATTCAGCTACCTGTTGTGCAGCACGAGCAGCAGCTTGGTTTCCCTTTGAACCCATGATACCGCCAAGACCTTGACCACCTACGGCTAATGCTGTTAATCCACCATCAGGCATTACTTTATCCTCGCCATGCGGTAATAATCACCGCCATCTACACCATATTGTCTCATCAAACCCTCATTTTCAAAGCCCAACCATTTTGCAAATCGTATAGCTGTTGGGTCATCTGCTGAAACACTTGCCTGTATTCTATCCAATTCATTCTCTGTTTCAATCACATCAAACATATAATACGTGTGTTTTACTACTGACTTGTATTTTATCTTACCTTGCTTTGATATAAAAAACCAACCTTCTGCAACTCTTCCCCACATCTTGTGAATACCACCCATGCCTAATATTACATCATCATCAGTTAATGTATAACCATGCACCTGGTCTGGCGCAACAAATGCATCTTTATGTTGTTTTTCAATAACAAAGTCTAAGTCTATGTTTTCAATATCTTTTTTATCAAAAGTTCTTAATTTAAGCATCGAATGTATTAGACCTTCTCATAATCGCCAGTATCGTCATAGGCAATGGTTGATTTTGTCGTATGATGACTTGGGCATCATTATCATATCCAGATGGAAAAAATATTTCTTTATCGCCATTGAACAAAGGTATTGCTCCATCCATAGGCATACTACTATCACGAAATGGCATACGGTCAAGATTATTTAAGTCTGGCCCTGTTTCTGCTCCAACGGTATCAATGAATCGTGCCGTTACACCATGTATGCGTTTGATTTTTCCTTGTGATATACCATCATCTGCACCAGCTTCCATACGCAATGTTTCAACCAATGAGTCAAAATTATAGCCCACATGAATGACACCACCACTTCTATCAAGTGTAATGTTACCATTTGTAACAGTCTTATCCGCATGGCTTGCTCCATCTACTAATACCGCTACGGTTTCACCTTCTAAGTGATTGACTCCTGTAATAGACGATATTTTTTTGCGAACTTCACCACCTGATATGTAAGTTGTAAACGGTGTGCCGTTGGTTGCTTTACGCACCACACCACTATTAGGCAAAAATACCAAATCAGCATCATCGGCTATCGCCCCTGTTGTGCCAGTAGATAAGGTAATTTTTGATTGACCAGCCAATGCAACAACCGTTGTTCCAGAAGCTATGTTTGTGCCTGTTACCACCATGCCTGTTGATATTGTACCTGAAACAGTATCAATATCAATCACCGTAGCACCGCTACTGATGCCACTTCCATTATTTACTTTTGCTGATGGAAAACCACTTGCTGCACTTAAATCAACACCAATCGTAAAATTATTATCATCTACTTTGGTAACAATAACACCTGTGTTATTAACGGTTGTCATGCCTACAATATCAAAAATTGCTATTTGGTCATTGGTCGCAAAACCATGATTATCAATATTGATGTTAGCTGGGTTTGCTTTAGTAATTGATTTGATGCTTTTAGTTGCTGGGTTTGCTAATTCAAAAGTATTTGTTTGTGAATTAAACACCGTAAAACTATCACCATTCAGTTCTGTCATGCCTACGACATCTTCAATAATCACCGTATCTCCATTGCTAAATCCATGAGAGGAGGATGTAACCGTCAGTGTTTGATGGTCGATGGTAACACTGCTTACTTGGTCGGTTGACAGAGACACACCTGTAATGGTTTTAGCGGTATTCTGAAACGTAACCCCTGAATCTAAAAAGAAAGCATTTCGTATTTTTTGCTCAAAATTAAATGATTTGAGATACACAATGTGTCGTACCGTAGAGCTATTGATGGTGCGCTTTACCGATAAATATACTTGGTCTTCTGTGCCACTGGGTATGGATGTAACACTCTCAACAACTCCTGAGTTTCCAAACGGATGCTGATGCCATCCAACTGTATTGTTTGCAGGGTCATAACTGAGTCCTATCAAAACACCATCAGAGCGCACAAACCATAAAATCAATTCTGGCTCTTGTTGCCATACCATATCAATTAAGCCACCTTTGGCAAGATGTTCTCCTAATATGGTTAAGTCTCTTCCAACCAGACCATCCGTATTTAAATCAAAGGTAACTTCTTTTACTTTCTCACCACTTTTTTGCACTAGTATTGTGCTTGCTCCTGCTCGAAGTGGTCGTACATTTGATGTACCGAATGTGGTTTCTCGTAATACATTTACCGATGTGGGTGTCACCGCAGCCCCTTGCGTACCACCTGATAAGGTAAACTCTGCGCTGGTGGTAAGGATTTGCAAGAACCGTCCTGGTATCATGTGCTTGATAACATTTACTTGGTCAGATGCAATCGTAACATTAATGGCATCATCATCGTTTGTGCCAGGACTATGATTGGTAAAATCATCTGTTACTGACCCAAAAATACTTTGTGGCTGTGCGGTTGTACCAGCAAAAAACAATCTTTCTTCATAAAACGCAACCGCTCTTGGAAATCCATTTCGACTGCTAAATGCACCTCGTGACCATCGTGTTGTTCCATCTGTTGCATTTTTTGGCAAGACAAGTGTATTAATATTGCCATTGACCGAATTGTTTTGCACTACAGCAGTTGCTGATGTAGCACTTGCTACGGCTGTAATTTTAACAAACCCTGTGCCACTATGCTGAAACTGCCATGTATGATTTCCATACACCTCTGAGCCAGATGTATGAACAGGTGCTTGCGCTCCTGTAGATTCTCCACTTCCTGCATCTGTTTTCTTATACACATTACCATTATGTCGTACTAAATCATTCTGTGAATAATTATCAGACGTAGACCATGCATCATGTTGCACTTCAACAATATCTCGGAATCGGAACAATGAGCCTACATCCGATGATGCAAATAAATCAGCCGAAGCGGTAAGTGTGACTGTTCCTGTATTCGCATCTGATGTGATGGTTGTTGTTCCAATATTCTCATCTTCGTATGGGCCATCTACAAAGTCTACATCCGCTAATGTAAAAGACGTAGCTGTTGTTCGTGTAAGCTGTGCTGGTGCATGGCTGCGATGGGCAATAAACATCACATCTGCTGATTGTGCAAAGGTAAGTTCTTTGACCTGTGCTACGGTATAGGTAGTGGTTATCTCAACGATTTTTCCAGACGTACCGCCTGAAGAATAGGCTGTAAAGGCAGAGCTATCAATACCTGATAATTGAAAAGTGTTTGTTGTTGCTCCTGCTACAGTAAATTCTCTATTATTGAGTTCTGTCATACCCACAATGCCTTTGATAAATACTCTATCACCATTGCTGTAGCCATGAGAAGAAGCGGTGACTACCGCAGGATTTGCTGCTGTAATTGCAGATATGGATTTTGTTGCTTCGGTGAGTATTTCCTCATCATTGTAAAAACGAATATAGTTGAGACCAAACTCCAACACATAGGATACAGGTTCTTCCGATGCGGTATCTGCACCAAACTCAAAGTTTACCAGACGTACTTCACCGCCATCTTTGGATGAATGTACATAATAACTTCCTGTTCTTCTGGTAATACCTCCTTGAGGGAAGACCACCATATTCTGCAAGGTTTGAACCCCTGCATTATATTTTTGTAAATCAACTCTTCCTTCTAATCTGGGTGTCAACTCACCTGATTGGAAGTTGGTAACAATGGTTGATACTCGTGCCATATCACACTCTTACGTCAATAAACTCGCTCGATGTTAATCTATCTGGTACACCTTCCATTGCATCCATAGCTTTGGCTTCGGATAATCGTGCTTGGTATAACTGAAATATCTGACCTGATAGCGATGCACTTCCTGTTATGGCATAGGCAACTTCCGATGCCAGTTTGTGTGCTATCGTGCTTGAGAGCAAACTATCATATTCTTCGGTATCGGTTACTCGTGCGACATAGATAATTTTACAGGCTGTTTCATCTGATAATACTTTTCTTCCTTCTATTTTAAACATGACCTGTGTTTCGTAGGCAGCAATGTCTTGATTAATACTGTCAGTAAAGAATGATAAGACACGCAAACAAAATGGGTCAGTAGGAAGGGAAAACTGATTGGTAAATCCAAATGCTGGGGTAGCAGAGTCTTTAGCAAGAGTTGCTCTTCGTATCGCTGAGTTCCAAGGGTGAGAGCGTAATACTTGGTCTCTTACGGTAGTAAATCTTCGATTGCAGAGTTTTGCTTCTTTGGAGTTTTCATCAAGAGATGTAATGGTAGCTGCCCCTAATAAATCCATAGCTTCATTACAAATATCAACAACAGAAGACATACTCTCACCTCTTAGTAAAGGAAGGGCAGATTGCTCTGCCCCTCACAGTTTAGTTTACAACATACTCAATCACGAAAGATAAATCACCAGCCGTGTCTCCTGCTGCATCGAACAATAATCCGATGAACAAGTAACCACCTGGGTCTGATGTTTGACCAGCATCTTCCCATACTCTCTGACCTGTTGTGTTTATGTTTCGTGCTTCATAGGTAACATCTGTTCCAACACCACCTACGGCTGCACGAAGGTCAGTGATTGCAGACGCATAGGCATCATCATCCAGTGCGGTAAATGTTCCGTTACTTTCCGAATACACACCTACGTCACAAGTGTTTGTTGTACCAGAATCCAAGTCATCGTTAAATAACTTGATGGTTACAATTGCTGCATTTGAAGGAATAGGAGCAAGCATCACTGTATCTGTGGCAGATAAATCACCAGCAGCTAGTGCGATTGTTCCCATTGCTACTCGCTTCACGCCATGCAAAGTCCTAGATGGGGATGCCACCTGGGGCAATGCCAACATGTTGGAAACGAGGGTTGTGTTTACATTAGCCATTTTCTAATCTCCTACTCTTAATCTGGTGTTTCATCACAGAAGATTTTAACGACTTTGGACTCTTCCATCCGCACCGCGCCAATGTCCATACAATAGTACACTTGAGTTGCATAACCTTTATCGTTACGCTCATCAATTCGTGCAGAGACATCTTTGCCAATACCAAGTGTAAGCCCATCTTCAGCCCATGCAAAGCAGGAACGAATATCATTTGAATCAACATCTAGGCGATTTGTCATGATAAATTCAAAGCCTAAGAAGGAATTTACATCCCCTTGAGCTAATGCTTTTACCGTGTTGAAGTCTGAACTGGTCACCTGAGTTGTGCCTAGTAAATCTTCAATTTGCTTTGGCCCTACTGCAATGTAACGTGGTATTGAAGGGTCAACATCATTTAAATCCAGCTTACGTTTTGCTTCAAGCAATTTGGCTATGGTCAAACCATCATTTGATGATGCTGAACCTACCATATTGTTTGTTGCGTCAAGTGTTGCTGAACCTGAACCTGTTTCACCTGTTGATGCTGTACCAAGTGCTGCATCGATAATCACATCATCCATTGCACGACCCATAGCTGCTGCTGCGGCTTGTGCATAAAAAGATGTTGGGTCAATTAACATACGCACCTTATCTTGGTCATCGATTAAATCGGCATACTCATAGGATGCTAAACTTAATCTACGTCTTGCATGAGGGGTATCAAGTTGTGGTGTATCGGCATGGCGAGATGTACGCAGTTGCGCTGTTGCCTTACCTATTTGGTCTATAAATGCGTTCTTACCGACAACATTCTCAATGCGAACTGCATCACGCAGACGGCTGCCCATCTGTTGTGACAGCATTTGCACATTGGCAGAATACTGTTGTACGAACGCGGTTGTGACTTGTGAAGACATACTATACTCCTTCTTTCACAAATTGCGTTTATACTGTTGTCGATGTGCTACCCTTACGGACACCTCTAGGCTTTTTAGTTGCCATAGAACTATCGTCTATCCGATTGTCTTCAGGACGATGTAAATCGCTACCCTTAACAACCCAACCCCAAAGCACGTCTGCTTTGTCTTTTAGCTGGTTCGTATCTAAAATATCTCTATTTGCACAGGTTTGCAAGAGATTACATATTAATTCGTTTCTGGCTAGAACAAATGACTCTTTATCCATGTACCATTTCCATCAATTCACTTACACGAGATATGGCTCTTTGTCGTGCCACATAGTTCTTTTTATCGGTATATTCGGGTGAATTCATAATTGCATCAATTTCTGCTTGTGCTTCAACAGGAGTTAGCTTGCGTGTTTGTGTTGCATCCGCAATTGTATCCTCACTTGTAGATTTATTTACAAAGTCTGCCATCTGCGAGAAGTATTTTATCACTCGTGGGTCATCGCCAAACTTCAAACCGCTTGCTAGTTGTAACTCATAAATATCAGAATCACCAAACTTACCAAGCAATCCTTTGACACCAGCCAGTTTATCTTCATACGCCTGACCCCATTCTTTTTTCAGATTGGTAATGGTTTCTTCTTTGAGACTTTCCTGTTGTCGGCTAATCTCTTCTTGTGATGTATTTACAGTCGATTTGTAATACTCCATCACACCGTTTACCTGATTAGGTGTTAGATTAAGTTTATGTGCTATACCCTTAAAATTACTAGCAATTTCTTCTGTTACTACGTTTCCATCTACGACAACATCGTACTTGTCGGCTGTTTCTGGTACACCTAGATACTGATGTATTTTAGTGAGTTGTTCTTCGGATGGGTTTTTGGGGGCTGCTAGTTTATCTGCACCGATGAGTTGTTGTGCATTCACATAGGATTTAGCAAGATTACCCACATCTTTTATGGGTGACAGGCTTGGATGTGAGCGTAATTCTTCTGGTAATTGGTTTAAGAAATCGTTACCAGAACCGCCTTGTGCTACCTCTGCTGGTGTTTCCAGTGTGGGTGTAGATGGCTGGTCTACCTGTTCGACTGCTTGTTCTTCCATTTTTACTCCTTATTTATCATGTTTTTAATATGTAAGAAAACAGCACGTTTTCCTTCTTCAAAGGCAGATGCGTTGGCATCTCCTGATACATAGGTCGTTGTCATTGCATGACATCGATTGGCTAAATCATTAAAGACTTTTACACCGTTTTCGGATGTAAATGTCTGAGTATACATATCTCTGAGCTGTTCAATTTCTTGTTGTCTTCGCTCTTGTGTATAGGCTTCATTCTCAGTTTGCTGTGTTTCTGTCATTATTTGCTTACCATTCTTACTGCTTGTGCTGCTTGAGCGGTATCGGCTACATCTTGTGATAATGCTTCACGCTCTTGCATTGCTTGTTGCATTTCCTGACGCTGTTGTCTCATCGCATCTACTTCACGTTGAGATTTCAATGTCATCTTTGGAACACCCAGACTATCGGTAATGTGTCTTACCAATCCATCTGGATCAATATGGTCACCTACAGGCAGTGCCTGTGCCAACGGCATTAATATCTCTAATGCCTTCATAGTATTGTTCAAGCTGCTGGATTTTTGTGCCATAGCTAGTGGGGATACATATTCAATATCTACATCTCTTCCTTGTATTAATGCTGGTGCTGGTTGCAACATATCGGCTCGTAGCATTAAAGCAAACACACGGTCTATCAATGGACGTAGCATTTCATTCATTAATCTTCCAAGAACAGGGCCAATGACTCGCATCCGCTCTTCTTGTCTTTGTATGACTTCGGTTGCTGTCATGTTTGGAGAACCACCAACGAGTATCTGGTCTACATAAAAGGCAGAGCGAATGGCCTGTCTTCGTTGTTCTTCCATACTTAAACCTACATTGGTATTGCTACCTGTATTCAAAGGCGTGATGGTATCTCGTGTGCCAGAGCGGTAGAAGTTTAAACCGCCAGGCTGTGTTCTAACAGGCAACATAAAGCCATCATCAGGAACAAGCAACGGTGGGTCGATTTGTTTTTGCGCTGCCTGAATGATTGTTTTGCTCATCAGGTTTAACATTTTTACATCTGGTAATGCCGTCATCGCAGGAGAACGCCCCATGATTTCACCTGTGCTTTTGAGGAATCTGGGTACGATGAACGGCATTTCTTCAAAGCCACCTTCGGATAATATCATCTGTGTTTTATTGCACACATACACCGAAGCAAATGGCATATTCACATTATCTCGTTTAGTGATATCTCGTGTCATACGAGGGGTTACAATATGCAATATCTCAACTGGTTCTTCTGGATTCTTTTTAAATACCTTTGAAATATGCTCTCCGACATTCTCTTCTCCAAATCTCTGCACTGCTGCTTTGGCAGAGGATTCATACTTTCGATACACGGTATCCACCATACCATGTAAATCTTCTTGTATGTAAAACTCAGAGATATGTCGTGTGGAACAACGAAGCTGATTATCTTCCCCCATTTCAATAAACATACAGCCTGTGCCAAACACAACTAAATCAACATATAACTCATGTACTTCAGTTTCAAAGTTTGATTGATTGAACAATCGCATCATCCGCATAGATGTATCTTGCAACCATTCTCGTACATCATCATCACGATTTATATCGGTTTCTTTTACATCCAGATGAAACCAAGGCGATGCACCGCTCGTCAGCATACCATGCAGAGACGATGCTAATAAATCAACCGCTTGCAATGCTGTTCCATCGAATATCTGTTCCATACGCTTTTCGCCTTTGGAACGCTTTTTAACAATCTCTGCTTTTCTGGGAAGCATGAAGTCAGCGAGTTCTTGGTAGTGCGTGTTCCATGTATCACGCTGGTCTTCTACATAATCAAACCGCTTGAGTAATGCTTTTAATTCTTCATCAATCATTTTATCATCGTGTTGCGTGTACCAGTATCCTGATTCAGTAATCCAGCCACAATGGTAGAGCCTCTGCCAACACGCCCTGCTCGTTGTCTTCTAACCCCTTCTTCAGCAAGGGCTGCGCCTAATTCCATATCTGGCTCTGGTGGTGGGGG